ATAGTTACCTATAGTATATTCTGATGTAGCATTATTAGTATATTCATATATTCTAATTTTCATAGACCACATACAATCATTTGCTCTAAATGGCAATCTAATTTTTATAGAACCTGTAACATTGCCTCCTTGAAAAGAGTTGGCTGCTCCTTGTGGAGCAAAAGTTCTTGAAATAGGTCCTTGTGATGATGGTGAACGAGAGTTTGTACCAAACGCCCCTGCTTCTAATCTTATTGTTCCGCTTAATACAGCAGAAAAAGTAGTGTTATTAGGATTTAAGTAATATGCTGTGTCCTGATTGTCATAAAAAATATTAGCCCTTATTGAACCTGTATTAGATTGTATTTGAACCGCATCACATGAGTACATTGGAGATGGCGTACCTGCAGCCCATACTGCATTATACCAAGCACTATCAGTTCTTGATGCATTATGAGTAACAGTCCCTGCAGTAGATGCCGAGCTTGCTGACCCTGCACTACCTGTAATGCTAATTCCCCAAGTCCCACTTGCTCCTCCTCCTGTTAGAGTAGGAGCATAAGAATTATAATTCCCTGCATGCAAAGCTGTGTTACCACTGATAAATAAAGTATTTGCTACACGCACATTGCTATCTCCATTGCCAACAGAAAATATCATAGTACTACTACCATTTCCTGCTGCGTCATTATAAAATCTAGTTCCTCCATATAATGGAGAGGCTCCTATTCTAATGCCTGTATGCCAATTAAGTGTTAGTTTAGAATAGTTGCCGCCAACATTTTCCAATTCTGTAAAAACCCCGTACTGCCTCAATGAAGAAGATTCCCATCCACCAAATGAAATTCCGGAACTTGTTCCGGTTGCATCAAGATATGGGGTAGCACCGTTTGTGCCAAAATTTAATCTACCGCTAAGGACTTGATTAACAAATGTTGGTGAATTTCCTGTACCAACACTTTGATTAATTGTATATGCTGTGATGTTATCTGCTACTCTTGCACTATCTACACGAACACCATAAGTACCTGCTCCATTCCACCCCATTAATGTAGGAAATGTTCCAACCCATGCATTTTGAGCGTTAGTTTGATTTACACTTGTTCCATTTGGAGAAATGCCTGCTGAAGCGTCAAAAATAACATGACTATTATTATAATTTTTCCATGCTAATAAACCTACAACATTATTAATTACAGTATTGTCATTCCAATTTGAATATATTCTTGAAACAACATTTCCTGTTGCTGTACCTGTTAGAGCACCAACAAAAGATGAAGCTGTTATAACTCCTGTATTAGAAATTGATGCAACATTTGTTCCTGAAAAATCACCCCCACCAACATTAGCGTATCTAAAAATCCAACCTCTTGTAATGGTATCCATCACAAAATATGTAGCATATTCACCTGCAGCAATAGCTCCATGTACACCCCATCCACTACTCGTTGAATTTTTAAATCCAAGATATGATGTTGTTGTATCACCTCCCCCCCATAAAGTTATACCACCACTTGCACTTGCAGCATTGTTTGCTGTATTTACGTGTAAACTATATCCTAAATTTAACTCACTAAATGATGGCGAACTCGTTGTACTAAGATTTTGGTTAATCGTATATGCGGTAATATTTGATGAATTACCTGTAATACTGATACCCCAAGATCCTGATGCAACTCCTCGTATTGACACCATTGCATTTGTAGGAGATACAGCACGATAATAATTATCTCCTTGTTTAGTAATGAATGAAGTGATTGCAGTTCCACTCCCCGGATTACCATCATCTGTCATGTTTATATAATTACCAAAAACATAACCATTAGGATCACGATATACTATTGTATTTCCTGTAGGAGAAGTAGTTGGATTATTAAATCCTGAGATAGACCCTGCTGTTCCTGTAATATTTATTCCCCAAGTCCCACTTGCACCACCTCCTATTAATGTAGGTGAATAAGAGTTGTAGTTGCTAGTAGTTATTATTCCTGTTATAGCACCTGTAGATCCATTAATGGAAAGCACACCGGTGTTTGTAACGGTAATATTACCTGATCCTGAAACGGAGATGCCCGTTCCTGCAATAATTGAAGATACTCCTGCCGCTATTGTCCAACTTCTGTTAGCACTCAAGTCATAACTTGTACCATTAATAGTAAGCGTTCTTGAAGATGGTACCGCATCAGAAATCCCATACCCCGCAAGCGTAGTAGGTCTATCTGAAATTTTAGTCCATGACAAAGCCGTAATCCATGCCGGATTAGAATATGATCCTGTATTTAATACTACATTAATAGGATCAATCCCACTATCTGCAAAGATGTTACCTGCTATCGTTGATAAATTTGCCATTTCTTATTTTTTCTTATACCATACCTAGCGTGCGCCAAGTAGAATTACTGTAAATATACAACCCAATTACCCCATTCGTCTGATAAATTATCAATCCCTCTACAGGAGTAGCTATCGCTGTTCTCTGAGTAGAGGTCATACGTGGAGGTAAAAATCCTTTTGTAGTACTATCCATTTGGAATAATGCAGAAGCATTGATGCTTGCTGTACCCAATCCGACAGCACTACCACTATCATAAAATAAACTGCTAGTCTGTGACGTGCTTCCATCATACTTAGATAGATAGCCTGTGATACCTGATCCTGTCATTGTACCTACAGCCCAAGCTCTATTTGCACTCAAGTCATATCCAACCCCATTAATTGTAATAGTCCTTGAAGTTGGAACCCCGCCAAGCCCACTTAAACTATACGTAGGGATATTTAAAGTTGCACCAATTAAGGTAGATGCTCCACTTGTCCCCGTAGTCGTTAGAGTTAGCGCATTCTGTTTGTTATTAAACGTGATCCAATCAGTGCTGCTTAGGTATCCGTCAATCGTAGATGTAGACTGAGAAATACCGATCGTACCACTACTTGTGATCGTGCCTCCTGTAAGCGGACCTGAAGTCGCAACGCTAGTTACTGTACCTACATTCCATACTCTGTCAGCACTTAAATCATAAGGAGTTCCATTGATTGTGATCAATCGAATGCTAGGCACTCCTCCAAGTCCTGATATGCTATACTGAGGAACATTCAATACTCCCGATATATTATCGTAAGTTGAAGCACCACTATTGCCAAGCGTTGTTAAGCTTATTGATAAACGAGATCTACCATCAGTGTAATATAAGTTTGTTCCTTCTGAAATATTTGAAGTAGTTAAACTTACAGCTCCTGTAAATCCATTGACAGATACAACTGACTCCGTATTATCTACCTTCTGCCATGATGTATCATGGAATACAATCCAATCCCCAATACCCCATGAATTGTTACCATCAATATTGGTAGTTCCTGCTACACTTACAATATAAAAGTATCCATCAACTCCAATACCTGATGTAATTGCAGGGGTATTTGTTGAAGCATCCCAAGTCCCCTGATATTGTAACCCACCAACTAATGCATTTATCTGACCTTGTAATTTACCAAAGGCAGAAAGAATACTATCAGTATTAACGATAGATGTTCCCGTTACAGTAAGGCCTGTTAAGAACTTTCCTGTAACAGCATTATTGCTAAGTGTTACACTTGATGCTCCCGGGCCACTAGCTGTAGCTTCTCCCGTTAATGAAGTAATATAATCGCCTTGCGCTTGATATATTGGTATGTTAAGTGTATTGCTTACTAATGTAGATGCTCCACTTGTTCCTGTTGTAGTTAATGAAGTAATACGATTATCGTATGCAACATTCCACTGCGCCTGAACTGTATTTGTTGGTAAGCTATACCCTGATTCAAAAGTTAAAGCAAGTGTTCCCGCCGTAGTGACAGGAGTATTAGCTATATTAAATCCAATTGGAACAGACATCCCTACACTAGTAACCGTACCTACAGACCACGCCCTGTTTGCACTTAGATCATAGGTTATGCCATTGATCGTTAATGTTGTTGCTTGATTTGCCGCAGTATATCCAAGAGCTTGAGCTATGGTTTTGTTAATCCAATAACCCCCATTATAAAATAGTCCTTGATTAGCTACAGGAGAAGTGATCTTCACTCCTTCATCCATATTTATGTTTGATCCAATATTAGGACGAACAACTATAGCACCATTTGTTGTATTTGAATATACAACAATAGCTACTGTAACAATATTGTTAGGAGCTTGTGGTGCAGTAGCAGTAAATCCTCCTGCTGATGTAGGAGATGCATATAGGACTGTTCCTTCAGGATAAGATGCAGTATTTATTTTACGAATCTTTCCAAATGAGGTAACAAATCCATCACCCCCATTTGCAATTGTTTCTGATGTAACACCAATACAGAAGTTAGAAGGGTATGTCCCATTAGCTAAGAAAGGAACTATCAATATCCTTGCACTTGCTCCAAGAGTACCACTTGCCATAACAACAGTACCTTTAGGAATGATTGCTCCGGATTGATTTTTAACAAGGAAGAATGTATCCTGACCTATCTTCTGCGTAACAGCAGTATCCATTATTATATCAACAGTACGATCCTCATCACTCCAAAACATTGTTCCGGTAAGTGTAGGTGTAGCTGTTGGTGTTAGGTCAAAACCTAAGTATCCTGCAGTCAATCCCCATTCTCCAAGAGCTACATTTTGAGTAGCTCCTGTATAAGGTACATAACCGTAAGCTGAATCTGACCATGAGGCATTTATTGTGCCACCATCTTGCTGAACCAAACTTAAAGTTTTTGTTGCCGCCCCTGTTACTGATGCGGATACAATCATATTATTGTATGATTCAGTCCAATTTAACTGAGTTGCATTTGAAGGCAATGAGTATCCTGTATCAAATACAAGAGCCAATGTCCCGTCCTCTGTAATTGGATTTCCACTTATTAAAAATCCTAAAGGAACTGTCATATCTACAGATGTGACTGTTCCTACACTCCATGATCGGTCTGCAGTTAAATCGTATGTTACTCCATTAATAGTTAATTCAGTTGATGCTGAAGCACCATTAATATCTTGAAGAACTTCTGCCGATGTTCTGTATTTTATTATTCCTGAGTCTGATACAATGAATGCATTTGTATTTGTAGTTGCATTTAAAATTGTATCAACATATAGATCACCTTCTACAGATAGCTTATGACCTAAGTCAATAGCACTCGTACCAAATAAAGTATTCCCATTAGCAAATGTTTTTCTAGTCTGAGTGGATCCTATAAACTCTGCTACATCACCATCTGTATAACTGTGCGAAGTTATCCTAGGAGCACCATAGTTATTCATAGTGATGGTATAAGCATAAGCTGTAATGCCACTGTTCAAGAATACTACAGATGCACCATCTGCGCTATTATAATGGAAAGTAAATGTGTCTGATGAGTAAGAAAGAGGACTGTCAATCAATGATGTTGGTCCACTCCACATAGGTAATGAGTAAGCTGTACCACTACCTGTTACAGGATTGGTTAATGCATCCTGTTTATTATTGAATGTATTCCAATCCGTAGAACTAAGGTATCCATTTGAGGAAACTCCCGACTGAGTAATGCCTATATTAGATCCTACTAGAGTAATCGGTGCAACAGGAACTAATGCGTCTTGCTTTGCATAAAATGTGTTCCAATCTGTAGAACTTAAATAGCCATCTTGAGAAACTCCTGACTTATTGATTCCTATTGTGCCAATACCCGTAATTGTTCCACCGGTAATAGGGCCACTAGTAGAAATACTAGTAACTGTTCCTACACTCCATGTACGGTTGTCACTTAAATCATAAGTTGTACCATTGATTGTTAGTGTTCTGCTTTTATTAACCGCATCAGTAATGCCATACCCACTAAGAGTAGTAGGTGTATCAATAATCTTGCTCCAATTTAATGAAGTGATCCATGTAGGATCAGCATAAAAGCTATCAGTACGTACATTACCTACTGTCCATGACCGATCTTCACTAAGATCATAGCCAATACCATTGATTGTAAGAGTTCTTGCAGCAGGAGCAGCGTCAACATCACTATAGGTAAGCACAACTGCGCCTACATATCCATTAACACTAACTACTGCATCAGTATTATCTACTTGCTGCCAAGCCGTACCGTCATATATTGCCCAATCTCCTACAAACCAATCAGTAATACCGTTTAGATTTGTAGTTCCTGCAACATTTACTACGTAGTATTCACCTTGATTACCTACAGAACTCTGTAAAGTAGGAGTATTTGTCGCTGCATTCCATACACCCTTGTACTGAACACCGCCAACAAGACTATTTATTTGGTTCTGAACCTTACCAAAAGCCTGAAGAATACTATCTGAAGCTATGATGTTACCGCCCGTAATGTTTAATCCTGATAAGATCTTGCTTATTACAGCAGTATTATCAAGAACAACACTTGCATTTCCGGGGCCTAGCGCTGTTGCTTGACCGGAAAGCTGAGTAATATAATTACCTTGCGGTTGATATACAGGAATATTTAGAACCTTGTTTATATATGTGGATGATCCTCCTGTTCCAATAGTTGTTAAGCTATTGATTGTAGGAAGATCCCATGATCTATCCTCAGATAGATCGTATGTTAATCCATTGATCGTAATGGTTCTATTCTCAGAGACATATACTGTTGAGTCAAGGCTACCATCCGCTTTTAAGAATTGTGATGATAGTCCTTCATTAACGATAAAGGAAGAACCCTCTATATTATATACACCTAGATCAACATTACCTGTAGCTCCTACGTATGGAACATAACCTTGACCAATAAGGTTAACAATCTCTGATAAACGGAAATTTTTAGTATTATTTATATCACTTACATCCGTACCTATTAGTAGGTCACTGAGCGTAGGAGTGGATATTATGGGGTATGTACTTATTTGTGCCATGGTTAAACAAATATAGTAAACATAGCTGTCATTTTAGAATGTAACGCTTTACCCCAAATGCTACCAAAGGTATTAATAACAGCCACCACAAATTAAAATAACTAGGCTTTTTATCTACAGATTTTATAAATGATTCTTGTTTATTTTGCTTCTTTACCTCTACCTTTTTTTGTAACAAACTTGATACAATAACTTTTGTTGTATCAATGATTTCTCTTTTTGTTTTTTTAATTCTAATAGTGGTATTTAAATATTCTTTTCCGCCAATAACCATTGGCTTTGTTGTATCTATTGGTACAAGTTGAATCTCCTGTAGATCTTCCTTGATATTTATTTTATATTCTTGAACAATTTTCTTCTCTTCTCTAAGATCAGAAACACTATCGGTTTTTGTTTTAAGAATACTCTCTGAAACAGAAACCTTTTTTGATGAGCAGAAAGAAAAAAACAAGATTGCAAATATTAAAATAATATACTTCAACATGAAAGTTAAATTAATACAAATCCATTTTTATCAACCTTATTATTTTTATGTAGTTTTTGCAATTGCATTATAGAGTATCCAAATGTTTTTTGAAAATGTGGAGTATCAAGAAATTTCCAATCACCTCCCCAAGACCAACCATACCTCTTGAATATTGCAACTATTTCTTGCCAATCAGACTTGCCGTCTTTATCAAAGTCAGTCTTAATATCCCAACTTGCAGTTTCATGTGTTCCATTTCCATCCTTATCTATCAATAAAGCTATGTCAATAGCTAATCCATAGTTATGGTATGACTGACCACCTTTAGCATTAGTTACAATCCTTCCGGGCTTATTTCTTCCTTGAGCATATAAAGCATCTTGCTCAGCAAATGTTCTGAATGTAAATGAGAATCTACAAATTGCTTTACCTGTAAGAGCAAGCACAACCTCATCATAAATATCAATAGCCTCTTCCCTTAACTTAGGATGTAGATATGATATTCTTTCTAATGTGAGTTTGTCTTTCATTTAATATCTTTTATATCAGAGTTTATTTCTTTAGCTCTATTTAAAGCACCCTTAACCATTTTCCAAATATCAATATTGAATGCCTCCTCAATATTTTCTTTTACTGATACTAACTCAATAAACATCAATAGTATTGCACATATCTTAGTGAACATAAATTCAAATCCAAAGACATGCTTAACAAATTCGTTTAGCACAAATTTATCTATTACGAAAAGAAGAAGAATGCATATCTCATATAGCATCATTTTACTTACTATGTTTGACAATTTTCTACTTTTTACACTTTTCCAACCATGAAGTTTTATTGATTTAAATACACCTGTAAATGTGTCAAGAATAATTGCGGTTCCAACAGCTATTAGTATTCCATAGATAGGTACAAATAATAATAAAATAGAAGCTAGCAAGTATTGTAGATATTTCATCGAACCTGTATTGTTATAGCAATTACCATAGTGCGATAATATTAAGAGCTGTCGTATCTGAAGCGAACACTCTAATTACTTGAACGGGAAGAAATGTCCCATTAGGTATGTTTGTAAAAGTGATATCATCTCCGCCGGCAGTAAGGACACGAAGTATCCCTCCTGTACCGATGTATAATACACACCCTTCAACTTGACCGTTGCCCGGGTTAGGGATGTCAACAGTGTTACTTTTCGTAACAACTGAGGCTCTTGATGGTTGTAATTTTTGATATGCCATTGTTAACCTATTTTTTTAATTTGTTTAGTAACATCGTATGGGAATGCACGGTTAAGAGCATCCTTTCTTTTTGAGCAACCACATCCCGCACCTGTTGCTTTACTTACAGCTTCAACAACACTTTTTATTCCTGTTGCTGTGGTTATTTTTTCTATCGTATCGCCAAGACCTTTACTTATCGCCATCGTTTTTTAATTTTAATTATTCAACAATTGCACCGACCATAGAAAGCCGGTGCAATATTGTAGTAACAGAAAACCAAACCAATTACTCTTCTGTAAATTCTTCTTGAACTTTAACTTCAATCTTTTCAACCCATCCTGCAAGAAACTCTAAGTCTTCAATTCCTTCTGTAGAGAAGGTGAACTGATAGAACTCAAACTTCTTTTCAAGAAGAGCTTTCATATCTTTAGCCATCGCTTTGATGCCATCCTTAGTAAACTTGTATTCTCCCTTTTCATTCATGTCCAACACACCATTTGACTCTGTATGAGCATGGTCAAGACGAATGTCCTCACGCTTCTCATTATACTCATCAAACAATACTTTTACTTTCTCAGCAATCTTTTTAAGCTTTGCTTCTTTTTTACTTCCCTTTTCTGCGGGAGTCATATTCAAACTACGAACTAAGTCCAATAAATCTGAATTACTTTTTTCAACTTTCTGTGCCATTTGATTTGATTTTAATTTTATTCAACAAATATACTAAACTTTAGAAACTCTTTTTGTTTGTCTTTACCTTGCTTACATTACCTTTCAAAAATTTCATTGGACCATCCAATGATTTCTTTGATTCATACTTAGCTGCTTTTTTCTTTATTGCTTTCATGAGTTTTTTACAAATGTACCATTGATCATCTTTCCTTGACGCTTACTAATAATTTCATAAGCACCTTCCAAGCACTCCATCAAAGACATGCCCTGCATGTGAGCCTGAATAATAACAGTTACCATGATGTCTCCTAGTGCATCAGCAATTTCTTCTCTGTCATTTAACAGGATCGCTTCAGCTAACTCCTCAACTTCTTCTTTAGTCTTCTCGCATTGTGCGGTAGGGTTTCCTTTTTTGAGGATGCCTTTTTCGTCAGCCCATTGGATGACAAGAGATTCGATTTGATTATATTTCATTTTAAAGTTTTACATCTTCATGTCGCGCTTTCTAACGCGAGGCTCATACTCAAGACCTGTACTACGCTCAATCTTCTTCTGAGCCTTAGACTCAGTTCTTTCTTCTTTTCTGATTGATCTGTCTTCTTGATTGGCAGCTTTTCGTTTCATCCTAGTTTCTTTGTCCCCAAAGACTGTAGGTGCTAGTGGGTAATCTCTGTTCATTAGTATTTTCCTTTACGATTTTTAGGATTGCTTGTAGTAGATCCACCGGGTCCTGCCCATAGGTTCTTACAAGACCAATATCTTGGTGTTAATTTATCAGTAGCTGTATCACAACTGTGTCTAGCCTTGAAACTCTTCCTTGCTGCAGGGCTATAGTTGTTACCATAACCTTTTGCTCCGAAGTGGAGAAGCTTTTCTTCTCCACCGGAACAGGCTTTTACCATCTTCTTCTTCCCCGGTCTATCGGATGGAACAGGACGGTTACATTTCATTTTAGCTTTGTCAGCCATTACTTTTTCTTCATTGCTTTTTTGATAGCAACAACTTTCTTTACTGCTTTCTTTACTGTTTTTACAGCTTTCTTTGCAGGACCTTTTAATACTGCCGCTTGTGGCATGCCCATAGCCATACCTTGACTTACATTTTTCATTTTGCTTTGGATTTTTTAGGTTTGAGTACCATTGCGGCCTTCACCTTTTGTGTACACGGTTTCATTTTTTGTATCTTTGATGACAAATATAATAAAATGAAATCAAATATAAATGACTGCCTAAAATATTGGAGGGTAATAAGACAGTACGTAAAGATTAAGTATAATCTTACTCAAGCAGACCTAGATATGCTCCTGTTCCTCTACACAGAAGACTACTTCTCAAAATTAAAGTTCAAAGAGTTCTCAGAATTGGTGGCATGGGATGCCGGACGGTTTAATAGACTGCTTGAAGAAGGGTGGATTGAAAATTTTAGGAAGCATAGGCCAAGATCAAGGGGCTTATACAACTTATCATACAAGGGTAAGCGTATGATAACGTCTATCTATAAGAAATTATCCGGCGAAGAGATCCCAATGACCGCAGAAAACAACCCTATGTTCAAAAAGAATGTGAGTTATAGCGATAAAGTGTACCGCAACATGATTAAAACCATGAATGCGCACACTAAAAAGAACAAAATTAAAGAACAACTACTACATCACGTTCCTGAATGATCGAATGTTGCTCGTCATTGATGATCATGGTGTAACTATTTGCTTTATCGTAGTAGATTTCGTCACCTTCCTGTATAGCATTCACCTCAGTACCCGGAGTAATTACCAATCCACGCTTATAGCGCAGCTGATTTGTATCTTCACCTGACAGGATTATCCCTGATGCGGTCTTTACCTCTTCGTCAATCGGACGAATTACAATATTTTTACCTATCGCTTTCATTTTTTGTTTTCTAATATCTCATTTACCATCTCCAAGATCTCGCGCCCATCAAAACTATTGTGGACTACAAGCATCTCACCATTCTCAAAAGTAACCTTTGGCATGCAGTGGCATGTCGTGCTGTATAAATCGTGGCTGTCTGTATCGTTTACGGGGTAGACATGTATCATTAAAATACCGTCACAAAGATCGGAGTATTCTCTCCAACATAAGCACCTGATACATTAAACTCATAAAACTCAATCGCCTCATCCTCATCCATACCTTGCTCTACCAAGCAGTCAATTACTTTACTTGCGTCATACACGATGCGGCCATTGTTGTCAATACCAATGATTGCCTCATCATACCCATCAGCAAAGAGAAGATCCTCCCCTTGGAAGACCTCCTCAATTTCTTGTCGTTTAGTCACGTGTGTCATAACTTCTTGCCATCGTAATGATCGCGTTAGTACTAAGTATCGTAACAGCTACACTCACTGCGTTCTGCAATGCTGAGCGTGTTACCTTCAATGGGTCAATAACCCCCATCTTAATCAAGTCACCCATCTCTCTCGTCTTTAGGTTGTACCCATGACCGACAGGAACACCATCTTTGTATATCTCACTTGGCTTCAGACCGGCATTTGCCAAGATCTGTTGGAACGGAGCCATCAATGCGTTGCTCACAATGTAATAAGCAGCCAAGTACTCATTGCTGCAATCCGCAGGGATCATTAGCTCAGCACTCTCTTCAAGTAATGCCTTGCCTGCACCCGCTAATATACCCTCTTCCAAAGCTGATCGTACTGCACATACTGCATCGTCAACCCTGTCATACAATTCCTTCTGCTCTAGGTCAGTCTGCCCGCCTACGTAGATCACACCTATGCCTCCTGTGAGCGACGCAATGCGCTCAAGTAAGTGATCCTTATCAGATTTACGTTTGACTGTCTTAGCGGCCTCCCAAAGTTGGTCTACGCGCTCTTGCACTTTTACGCTATCAACCATCATCTCACTCTTCAGTATGATCGTCTTATCTTTGGATACCACAACCCTTGCTGCATGACCTAAATCTTCGTAACCCATTTGTGACAAATCATCACCCGTCTTCTCGCTAAAGTAGGTCGCGCCAATACTAACGGCAATGTCCTGCATCAGCTCATGCTGCTTATAACCAAAACTAGGTGGCTGTATGGTACATAACTTATAACCATTCTTCATCACATTGGCTGATAATGTATTTACCACATTGACTTGGCATGGTGCAATGATCAATAGCTTCTCTTTCTTGTCAATGATACTCTTCAAGACCTTGTCGATCTGCATGAAGTTCGATATGTCAATGTCAGCAACCAACACCATCACATCCTCAAACACACACTCATCACGACTTTGGTCATTAATGAATAGCGGACTAGAATATCCCCTGTCAATTTTTAATCCCATCGTGGTCTCCGCATACGTCTCAGAAGTCTGACTCTTCTCAACCGTAACAATGCCCTGACGACCAATGCTCTTATACACCTCCGAGATGATCCGGCCTACCTCTCTATCATTGTTTGCAGATAGTGCCGCAATGTCCAATAACATATTGCTCGTAACCTTCTTCGACTTACGTCTTAGCTTATCCACCACCTTTGAACTTATATCCACCATGTGTCTCAACACCTCTGTCCTGTTCATGCCCTCAGTGATGTGCTCAAGTCCTCCCAAGACCAAAGCCTCAGTCAATACTATAGCAGTAGTCGTACCATCACCCGCCAACGTAGCAGTCTTGTCCGAAGCCTCCTTCATCATCCGAACCGCAAGGTTCTCGACAGGGTCTAATAAGTCTACAGCTTTTGCAACAGTTACACCATCCTTAGTGACAGTGATACCATGAGTATGGTTTGGTGACTCAATCAATACAGTGTTGCCCGAAGGACCCAATGTACTCTTGACTGCGCCCGAGATTTTCTTAATACCACTGATGAGTTTCTTACGACCCTCCTCTGCAAATATTAAATCTTTTGGAGTGTATTCCATTATATTAAATTTAATTTGAGTGTTCACAAAAATAACAATTAGTAATCATCTAAACAAAAAAAATATCCTATGTCATTTTAATTTTCCCCTATTATATATATATATATTACTATATATATATTAATTCTCTTGACTATAGTTCAATCTTAAAATTAACATAATTGACATCTCTCTGAAAATCAGTTACTTAAACGACATAAAATCAGCATAGTATTGACAGAAAATCTAGTATCTATAACAAAAGAAAAGAGAGACCACCTAGATGACCTCTCTCTACTAATGAAAAAAGCGTTCAATTATTTATTAAAACATCTTCTTCATTACATCGGCTTTCTGAATACCAATAGAAACTGCCTCTGAATATAGCTCTAATTTCTTAGCCCTCTTCAGTCCTTTCTTAATCTCTGCAGCCTCCTGAATACCCGTCATGCCATTAGGACGATCATTAATTAAACGACCGTTCTTCACTGTTAGTCCATCATACATACGCGTTATTTTTTTTTCAAATATAACAATTTAGATACATAGAACGTAGGGGTTATAGTAGGGCATTTGAGCCGAGGCTCGCGAACGGAAAGTGCTTTTCTAATTTGGGGTGGGGGGTGCAAAAGTGTCGGGACCTATCAGATATTTTGGCTTTTTGTATTGGGTGCCGGCCGGTGGTGGTGCCAATGGATCGCGCCGGTGCCGTCCATGTTGCGCGTACCTGATCAGCTACTAGCTAGCTTCGCGTTATGCTTCGCGCAGTCCGTCCTTGCATGAATGCAAGCCCGATCGTTACCCCGTAATGTTACCGTAACTGCATTAAAAGTATTATAAAAACACTGTTTAAACGCCTTTAAACAAGGCTTTACCCCCCTACCATTATAACATAGCGTAAATGATTTACCTATTTACTGAAAAATAAACGCCTGATTTTCAACACTTTAAATAAATAAACAAATATTTTTTAAATAATACTTGTATATATAAAAGAATTGTACTACTATTGTATAACAATTGATAAACAGTTATAAAAAACAGACCTTATGAATTACCAACACAACAATGTAACGCGCTATTTACCTGATGCAATTGAGCTTAGGGCCTATTTTGATGAAAGAAAGGGCAAGGCTTCAAAGACCCGTTTCATTAATGAAACGCTTGCACAAGCCTACGATCAGCGCGCTGATCTAGTTAACGCCTTAGAACGTAGCCCAAATGGAATGCTTTACGGCGCTACTCATACAAAGCACGATCTGTTAGTTTACGATCGTTACATTTCAAACATTTTAAACCTTAAAAAATAAGATCATGAGAAATTTATTAGCAGAATCAAAAGAAATTAGCAAATCGGGCTACTACTTAAATGCGGATGGTACTAAATCAGAAACGCCATATTATGAAATAGTAATAGCAAAAATTGAGTTATCGGATAATATTATAAGGTATTATCGTATTTGCAGAAATGGTTTTGTAGGTAGAAAAGGCCTAACCTATACCCCTACTCATTCTATATCGGGCACAACTTACGATAGAAATGCAGATTATTCCTCGAGGGAAAGCGGTAGAAAATTCATGACTTACAAGGATGAAGAATCATTTGTAAAAGCTATCAAATCAATACAGAAAAGGTTAACTGAAGAGGCTTAAATAGCCGAAATGTCGCGAGACATCTTAACCAACAAACAAATTAATTATGAGAAAATTAATCCTTTTACTAGCCGTGGTCCTGATCAGCTTAACAGTTATCGGACAAACTAAACCAAACGACAAAGTACTGCAAGATACTGTTATCAGATCTGTTCAGTACAAGATCTATCAGGGGGCCCGTGGTGGCAAATATTATTTCAAAGTATCTAAATCAGGTACTACTTACAAAGTTTATTTAAAAAAATAATGATCATGAGAAATTTTTTAAAAACATTCACAATATTATCAGTATCGCTTTACCTTGTTATTTCATTTATCCGCTTCGATCTTAACGTATCGAATTGGGACGAATTAGGGCGCGGTGCTTTTATGTTCATTACAATATTTATATCAGGATTAATTACACTTATTAACGATCAAACAAACTAAAATTATGAGAAACGTATTTTCAAGTCATTCAGAATTAGCCCACGTTTGGGCAAACCAATTACAAGCTTCGGGCCGTGGATCCAACATGTTTTTTAACGGTGCTTCGATCTACTCTTATGGATCGCATTATGAAATAGCAAGGATCGTTCAGGCACCCGACGGGTCGGACGTGGTTTTTATCAATTCAAACGGATATTCCTCGAGCACGGGCAAACATACAAACCATGTTTTTAATGCTATTCCTTTAAACCTTAAAAAGTTTTACGTACCCTTTACGCGTGGGTTTTACGGGCAAAGTTTTCATATTAGTAATTTAGGTGGAATAATTTCAGCTATTCAGGTGGAAATTGATCAATTGCTAGCTAGTCAACTAAAGGCTATTTCTAGTACTCATACCTTTTATCAGGCTAGCAAGCTATTTAATACGATCAATGATATTAGTACTTTGTTTGGTCTACCAATACCAACAAGGCCTGAAAATTGGGACCGTGCAGAACAAAAGGCCGAACATCTAAAGGCTACGGCTTCTGATCGTGCCCGCGCTAAAGAATTAAAGGCCCTCGCAAAGGATCAGGAATTTCTTGATTTGTGGTTAAAGCATGAGTTTAATAGCCCGCTTTACAATATACCAATTCATTTCAGGCTATCAAGGGACGGCCAAAATATCGAAACTACAAAGGGCGCGCGCGTACCGAAAATAGAAGCGATCAGGTTACTAGCAAAGATCAGGGCAAATGAGGCCGTAAGGGGCGAAAAGATCGCGGGCTTCACTGTTCTTGAAAGTAATGATCAGGACCTTATAATCGGGTGCCATAAGATCAGTTGGAATATAGCTAACAAGTTTATGGATCAGGTTAACTGATGAAGCCTAAGTGGCCGAAACGGGGCGGTAAAACGTCCCGTATTAACCAACAAAAATTAAAACATTATGAGACTTAAAACAATTTTAGGAATTATCGTAGGAATTTATTTATCAGTATCAATCATTGTAGCAATTATAAACTTATGGAAACTTTAAAAAAATCAGTATCAATTATTATTCTTGTTGCGACGGGCTTCGCGATTGTAGGAATTTGTTTAACAGTATGGAATTTTATCTTTCACTTATTTAATCTTTAAAAACATGGGACGTTCAGTATCTTATTTAAGCAATGCAGAAAAAGTAAATTATTTCAATTGGCCTACTCTTGAGGCCTACAATGATGAAACGAATGAGTATGAGGAAACTGATCAATATGAGGACGCTGATTGGGTCATTGAAAATATTCAAGAAAATTTCATTGATAGCTTTCCTGAATTTGATCGGGCGAATGATTGGGACGGGCGCGAGGATCATATTATCCTTAAAGGTTACGGCGTGGAAATTGGCTTATCAGAATATTGCGGGCTAGCTTCGTTATCAGTTAGGATCAATGAAAAAGAGTTAGAATATTGCGATACTGATCAAGAGTATCAGGAGGCAAGAGATCAGGCCCTTGCATGGATCAATGATCATTGGGACGAAGCTTCTAAGTATTGGAATTTATACCGTAAGATCGGGTCCTTTAGTAACGGGGAGGGTGTTTTTGAAAAGGTTAACTGATGATGATCTGAATGATCGAAACGGGGCTGATCAGGCCCCGTATTAACCAACAAAAAAATAATTATGGAAGCAAAATTTGAAGAGTTATTGAAAAGAATAAAGCACGATCTGCAATTGGTCGAAGCTAGATTAGAGAACCTTGAAAAAGGATCTTTAGAGTATGAGTTTGATTACGGGGTCATGGTCGCTTTATTAATTGTATTGAGCGACATAAAAGAATTAAAGTTATGAGCGAATTAACAAAGAATATAGAACAGTCATGCTTGCAGTTAGCGAAGCAATTGATTGAGATAAAGCTTGATATTAAGATCAATCAGATCAGGTTTGAGGACGGATCAGGATCCAATTATATATTCACGGCCACGGGCGATGATCCTACAAATTGGATCTATATAAAATTATTATAGATATGGAAAAGTTAAATTTTATCATTGATCAGATCAAGAGTACTGAAATTAATTCAGCACCTGAATTTAAGGACCTGATCTTGCGCGCAAAGGAGGCCCGAATCAGCCAATATATGAGCTTATCAGGACGCGTCGAACAAATGGATTGGGCGAAGCTGAAAGAGTTTGATTTTAAGGCTGATATAATTGCTTGTGCACGCTTATTAAGTAGACATGGGGACGCTTGATCTTTTTGAGGAGCTCGATCTAGTACCGAAGCGGATCAGGCAAATTTTCGCTACACTAGACGAAAACAAATGTGGTTACAAAGAATTGGATCGCATACAGAAATTAATTACACCATTGGGCTACACTTTTGACTATTATTTAGACGCGGTGCCCTATAATTTAAGAAAGATATGAATCAAATGGAAGAATTATTTAGGACATATTACGATCAATGTCCTAATATAAAAATTAAGTATGCTGTTTATAATAGCATAAAAAAACAAGGACATATAGTCTTATCAGAAAATTGGATTGAGATTATTTACTTTGAAGATTATCAGGGTGCTAATGCCATAAAGTTTTCAATATCAAGGAATGCAGATGAATTTTTCTTTGATAGTTATGATGAAGCCAAAAGACATTATGCAATGCCTATGAATAAATTTAATGATTATGTTTTATCAATTACACTTTAATCAAATCAGAATGAGTAAAACAAAAAGAGAAATTGCACTTTATCAGATAGAGTTGCAAGAACGTATCCAAAAAATCGGGATCAATTTATTGACTTGCGGACATTGCGGTAGCGTGCTTCTGCATGAAAGTAAAAATGAAACGGTCGAATGTTTCTGCCGAACGATAGCTGAATGCGATTGCCCTGATTATTGGTATAGAGGTATAGAAAACAATGCAGAATTTAATGACTAAAGAACAATTTAATGAGTTATACGGCAAGGCCGTGTTAACTAAAGAGGATCGGGAGATCATCCTAAAGTCCATGGATCAGTCACTTATTGAGGTGGATGAAATTATGGAATCATTCATGGATTATGCTTGCTTGCATGTTAGTCAAGAGATGCTTCCGCTATCCATTATGGACGTATGGAATTGGACGGGCGAACATTATCAGAACCTGATGAGCCACTCACAAAACTATGCAAACCTTGTAAATTCACTTTGTAAACAAACTAATAAACAATGAATAGAGAAAAATTTTTAGAGGCCATAATCTTAGAGATCAATGGTTTCAATGACAAAGAGTTAAAGGACCTGAACAATATATTTTGTTCGTTGACAAATTCAGAAGATGATATGATCTACGATAATGATCAGGAATTTTTTGATATGTTTTTCAGTAATGATGCCATGGGGGCAGTCAGAAAAGCGCACTACGGTAATTATAACTATTCTAATAGCTTTGTTAGGTTTGACGGTCAAGATAATTTATCGAGCATTGAGTACATTAAAGAGGCTGATCTATCTGATAGCTTTGAGGCCATTGCTGAAAATGTGGCTGATAATTTAAGAGAATATAGCCACTTGTTCGACGTGGATCCTGATGATTTTGAGGAGGAGGAAGAAAATGGTAACTAAAAACGAATCATTCAGGGACAAATTTATGGCCATGGATCCTACGTTAATTGATCAGGGCACCAATTCATTGGGACAAATATGGAAAGCTTATGAGCATCCAACAAAGGGCGATGAAACTTTTGTGTACGTAATGATCGGGGACGTTCTTGCTAACAGTGAGTTTTTCGAGACAGAAGATTTTTACCATGGTAGCGACTATGAGCCTACTCTTGTAGATAATGAAATAAAATGTAAGTTTGAAGTTTAACTTTAAAAAATACAAGGATGATAGAATGCAATAATTGTTATTGGAAAGGCGAAGAATACGATCTAGTGTTATGCGAGTACGCCGAAGAGACTTATAAGGGATGCCCGAATTGTGAATCGGATAGTCTTGAAATGGAAACGATCCCTGACTACGCGATCAAGACGGATGACGGTGCCATTGAAGAATGGAATTATTATAGCAATGCTAAAGGTTATGAGGAGGCATTAGAAGCTTTTGAAAGATCAGGGCTAGATCACTTTGGATATGAGCTAGACTTTTATGGAGAATATAAATTAATCAAATCAAATCAAAATGGAAGAACAAATTAAAATTATTGACGGGTTCGTATGGTTAATCATCACGCGAAAGGCAAAAGAGGTTTTTGGATCATGCTTGTTCAGTGTTTATAAATTACATCCTGACGGGAGCGAGAGCCTATGTGAATCTTATGCTGACATTAATGACGCATTGGAGTTTGGATTGGAGTTAGCTATCGAGGTAGGACATTTACCTAGTTAGGGAGCTGAACAGAAATTAATTAATTATTTATTTTTAAAAAATATTATTATGAGCGATCAAGAATTAGATAAAATCAATAACTACGTGCACGGCCTAAGAGATAGGTTAGCATACCTAGAGGGTAAAAATAAGGAAGAGTTTGAGGGATACCTAGATACTTTATTCAATGCTTATCCTAGCCCCAAGAAAGTATTGTATGGTTTCGATGTTATAAAAACGGTACACAGATGATAGCCACGATCAGTAAGAATGTTTTCAGGGTGTACTACGGTAGTGTACTTGTTGGGACGGTGCTTGCCGAGACAAGCTATGAGGCGATCGAGAGGGTTCAGTGCAAATTAACTGAATATTATCCCGACCTAAAAAGAAAAGCATTTAATGCAAAAAAAGTTTGAATTGTTCAGAAGTTTTACTATTTTTGTTCAAGCGCAGTACAATACTAGGGTAAGTCCCTGAAAATATCGCTCGTTCTTTTAAGTACCAATTAAAAAGCCCTACATCAGCGAGTGTAGGCAACACGGTCGGGAGATGCATGGTTTTTCTCATAATTTTCCATGAGGTTCATAAGGGTTCGACTCCCTTCCCGATCACAATAATTAAATCAAATTAAATCAAATCAAATGAAAGAGATCAGTATCAAGCAAGGAGATGACAATGCCGTAGAGGTACATCTTAATGGAAATGTAGTTGAAATTATCCAAATGATAGTTTTTGCTATGGAAAGAAACAATGACTGCGGAGCAATCCTGCTTACTGCGGTGTCCATGTTCAAGGGACCTCAAGAAGAACTTCAACCAATAAATCTTAACTAGTATGAAGAGCGATATTTTTTATCAGTACGTGGATAAGATCACAGATCTGTTTCGGATCACGCGCGAGGATCTATTCTCAAAAACAAAGCGCAGAGATATTGCAGATGCAAGGAACTTATTGTACTACCTATGCAAGAGCAGGCCAATGACATTGGTCTACATCCAAAGATACATGTCCGAGAATGGATATGACATCAAGCATTCATCAATTATCTACGGGATAAAAACCGTAGTAAGTAAGGTTGAGGATGACGATGACTACATGAGGATCGTAAAAGAAATTGAAAAATCTGTATTTATTTAACAACAAACTATATGACTGAAAACCAAACCAAGAAGCCGACAGTTTTTGAAAGACTGTCCGCGATTAACGTGAATGAGCACGTTGAAAAGAAAGACAACCTGACCTACCTATCATGGGCGTGGGCATGGTCTATGACTAAGAAGGAATGTCCTGATGCAAGCTATCAGATCCTTGAGGTAGAGTACGATGAGGACCTAGGGTTCATGTGTCACACCAATGTTACAATTGAAGGATCCACTTTAGGGATGTGGCTTCCCGTAATGGACGGTAAGAATAAGAGCATGAAGAAAAAGTCTTATACTTATTCAACCAAGTATGGAGAGAAGACGGTTGAGTCTGCTACTACCTTCGACATTAATAAAACTTTGATGCGTTGTCTAGTAAAGAATCTTGCCATGTTCGGTCTAGGTATTTACATCTATGCAGGCGAAGACCTTCCTGAATCAGAGGCACAAGTGGCAAAGTCTACTCCTGCACCTGCACCTGCTGCGGCCAAGACTGCTCCTGAAAAAGCTGAACTAGCTGATCTTAAAAAAGGAACTGCTAATTGGGATGCAGTAGTTAAGTACGTAACTGCCAATAAAGAGTTAGGTATTGAGGCTATCGGGAAGCAGATCACACGTAAGTATAAAATTTCACCTGCACTTAAAAAGGAATTAGCTGAATTATGCAAACAATAATTAATGAGCTAAGGGATGACGAAGAGTACTACCGAGGTAAAGGTAAATACTACTTATCCAATTCAGACATTGGATCCCTGCTGAAAAATCCTAAAAGCTTTAGAGCCCACAGAGAGGACAGTAAACACTTTCAGGAAGGAAGATACTTTCATCAGCTATTATTGGAGCCTGAGAAGGCTGAGAATGTGCTATACGTTGACGTTACAACTCGCACTACCAAGGAGTATAAGACTTTCTGCGCTGACAATGACCTTCCGTTCTGCATGCTAAAGAATGAGGTTGATAATGTTAAGAGATTAGTATCTGTAATTAAGTCAAACATAAATTTTTATGATGATATTTATAGAGAGGGAAATCTTTTCGAGGAGCCAATGATCGCTAAGATCAAAGGTTATGATTGGAAAGGTAAGGCTGACATCATTACCAATGATTATATCATTGACCTTAAAACAACAGCAGACATAAATAAGTTTAGGTGGAATGCCAAGGCCTATAACTATGACTCACAGTGTTACATCTATGAGCAATTGTTTGGTAAGCCACTATACTTTTATGTCATTGACAAAGAAACTGCACAACTAGGAGTGTTCAGGCCATCAGAGAACTTCGTTAAAGGAGGAGAGATGAAAGCTGATAGAGCATTAGCAGTGTATGAGAAGTACTTCGGACCCAATGCTACCGAGGAAATAGAGAACCATTTTATAAACGAAACATTAGATTAATTAAACATGTCACAAGAAGAAAAAGTATTTGCCGAAGGATTTATCTTTAAGAGAAGAGAGAATGCACCTGATTTTGTAATTGGAAACATATCCATTAAGGTGGATGAAGCCATAGCATTCCTGCGTAAGCATGAGAAGAACGGTTGGGTTAACTTAAATGCCAAGACTGCAAGATCAGGTAATCCATACCTTGAGTTGGATACATGGGAAGCCACAAATAAAAAGGATGAAGGAGCTAAGCCGAAGCCGGCACCTGCACCTGCACCCGAGGACGAAGACGATCCGGACTTGCCTTTCTAATAAGAACTAGAGGGGGATAAAGTCTCCCTCTTTTTTTTGCCTAAGAAATGACAATTTCATTCCTTCCTATATATATATATATAATTATATATATTATTATTATTCTATAGAATAATAAAAAGGTTTAAGTATTGACATAACTGACATCAGTTTAGTAATCAGGCAGTTACGCGACACACAACTAACATAGCAATAACATTTATGACACAGCAAGTAACAATCTTTCAAAATATCAAGGATACAAGCACACCATTCCATAGAGACGTGCATATAATCCTTGAGAGAATTAAAGAAGGTGCAACAAAAGATCTAGTAAAGAAGATTAGATCAGAGAAAAGAAAGTCTGAAAGGAACGAATTAAAAAAACAATTGCCCGCAGTTTGTTTTAGCGGTACATTCAATAAGAGAGCAGACAATGCGATACTTGATCATAGTGGTTTGATCTGCCTTGACTTTGATGGCTACGATAAGCAGAAGGTTTTGCTGAATGACAAAGAGAACCTATCCAAGAACAAATATGTTTTCTCTGTATTCATATCTCCTTCCGGCAATGGCCTTAAAGCATTGATCAAAATTCCTGCAGATGCAGAGAACCATACCAATTACTTTAACAGCCTAGAGAAGTACTTCAACTCACCGTACTTTGATAAGACTAGCAAGAACATCAGTCGCGTATGTTACGAATCTTACGATCCGTTGATCTACGTTAATGAGAACTCATCCATTTGGGATACGATAGAGGAGGCTGAATACACGGAGGTAAACAAGTACAAGGATATGGCTACCATTCCAATCACAGATGAGAATAAGATCGTAGAGATCCTTGTGAAGTGGTGGAACAATAAGTATCCAATGGCCGAGGGTCAGCGTAATCAGAATTGCTACATCCTAGCCATGGCCTTCAATGATTTTGGTATAAACAAAAGCCTAGCAGGGTATGTACTTAATCAGTACGCAACAGCTGACTTTAACATGGCCGAGATACAGAGGACCATTGACTCTGCCTATCAGAACACATCAAACTTCGGAACCAAGTATTATGAGGATGAAGAGAGAGTTAATCAGATCAAAGCCAAACTAAGACGTGGCGTATCAAAAAAAGAGATCCGCATCCAACTACAGGACTCCCAATTGGATGGGGATACAATCGAGGCGGTACTATCAAAGGTAGAGGAAGAGAACGCTAAGCAAACCTTTTGGACCAAGAACGATAAGGGAGTTATAAAAATAGTACACATACTATTCAAACAATTCTTAGAGGACAGTGGATTCTACAAGTACTGTCCCGAGGGAGGTAAGAACTACGTGTTCGTGAAGGTTACTAATAACCTGATTGACCATACATCAGAGAAGGAGATCAAGGATTTTATCCTGAACCATTTGCTTGAGCTTGATGACATCATGGTTTATAACTACTTCGCGGACAATACAAGGTTCTTTAAGGAAGAGTTTCTATCCATGCTATCAACAATTGACATCTATTTCATTGAGGATACCAAGGATGCGGCCTACCTATACTACAAGAATTGTGCAGTAAAGATTACCAAGGATGCCATTATACCAATTGACTACCTTGATCTAGGTGGATACGTTTGGAAGGATCACGTGATCGACAGAAACTTTGTAATGTGTAGCGTGACTGACCGGTGTAACTACAGAACATTCATCACCAATATTTGTGGTGGAGTGGAGACTAGAGTATCATCCATGGAAAGTACAATTGGATTCCTTCTACATGCTTACAAGAATTTATCATTCTGTCCTGCTGTGATATTGAACGATGAGGTGATCAGCGACAATCCCGAGGGAGGAACAGGCAAGGGACTATTCATGAATGCATTATCTAAAATGAAGAAGGTTGTTACCATTGACGGTAAGTCGTTCACCTTTGAGAGAAGCTTCGCTTACCAATTGGTTTCTGCAGATACGCAGATCCTAGTATTCGATGACGTGAAGAAGCACTTTGACTTCGAGAGATTGTTCTCTGTAGTTACAGAGGGACTGACCCTAGAGAAGAAGAACAAGGATGCGATCAAGATCCCGTTTAGCAAGTCACCAAAGATTGCTATCACTACAAACTATGCGATCAAGGGATCAGGAAATTCATTTGCCCGTAGAAAGTGGGAGCTAGAGCTACACCAATACTATACCAAGACCAACACGCCATTAGATGAGTTTGGGAAACTGATGTTTGGGGATTGGAACGATGACGATTGGTGTGAGTTTGACAACTACATGATTGGTTGCTTGAAGGGATACCTAGCTACAGGTTTGGTTAAGAGTAAGTTTGTAAACCTAAAGATCAGACAGCTAAGTGCAGAGACTACCCATGACTTCATTGAATGGTGCGGTTTAGTAGAGGGTCAGGAGAAAAACATATCTCTTGTTACTGACGTGAGACTTTATAAGAACGATTTGTACCATGACTTCATCAATGAGTATCCGGATTACGGGCCTAGAGGAAGGATGAGTATCAGCAGAACTAGATTCTACAAGTGGTTAGTAGCTTACGGATTGTTCAAGGAAGGCATTATCCCTGACGAGGGAAGAGATCTTAATGGTAGATGGATAATCATTCATAGAAAGAAAGATGTCGCTTCCTGAGCCTTTAATTGAGCGCATATCAGGGTACTCTGACTTTAGTATGTTCAAGTACTGCCGTTCACTATTCAATGTAATATCTAAAAACGTAGAGGTAAAGATTGGTAGAGGCAAGAATGTTGAGACATCTTATGAGTACAAGTACAAGGAAGCTAAAGAACTGATGCCAAGAATAGAGAGAAGTTTAGTTTATTACAGAGAGTTACACCATAAAAATGGAGCACGAGTGGAATATAGAGAATATCAAACTGACATCATTGAGTCAGGATCTAGGATCCTTTCAGAGCATGGGTTCTTATACCTAGCCATGGAGGTTAGGACAGGTAAGACCTTGACAAGCCTAGGCATTGCTGAACAGATCAAAGCGCATACCGTACTGTTCATCACTAAGAAGAAAGCAATTGGATCCATTGAGGATGACTATGCTATGCTTAAACCAAGCTATGAGATCTGCGTGATTAACTATGAGAGTTTGCATACGATTGATCCTGACATGAATTGGGACCTGATCATCTGTGATGAGGCTCATGGCATGGGAGCTTTCCCGAAGCCGAGTGGTCGTGCTGTCGCTGTTGGAAATCTGATCGAGAAGCATAAGCCAAAGGTAATCCTGCTATCAGGTACGCCGACTCCCGAGTCCTACTCACAGATGTATCATCAGGTATGTTGGATACCTAGCAATCCGTTCTTCTCACATAAGAACTTCTACAGATTTGCTGATGAGCACGTCAAGATTAAGCAGAAGAATATCAATGGGTTATTCATCAAGGACTACAGCGGTGGCAATGAGTCAATCATTGAGGCAATGAAACCATACACAATCAACTATACGCAGTCAGAGGCAGGTTTCGTGGCCGAGACGATCGAGGAGATCCTTGAGGTTGAGCTTAAAGAATCAACCTATAAGTTGATTAATAAGTTAAAGAGAGATTTGGTGATAGAGGGTAAGGAAGAGGTGATACTAGCAGACACTCCGGTAAAGTTGATGATGAAGGTTCATCAGATGTGTAGCGGGACAGTAAAGTTTGAGAGTGGAAACTCAATGATCATTGATCTAACCAAGGCTGAGTTTATCAAGGAACAGTTTGAGGGGTGTAAGATTGGTATCTTCTACAAATTCAAGGAGGAGTACAATGCACTCAAGCAAGTCTTTGGTGATGAGCTAACCTCTGAGCTTAGTGTGTTTGATGATACGCATAAGAACATAGCCCTGCAGATTGTAAGTGGGCGTGAAGGAATCTCATTACGCAAGGCTGAGTACTTGGTGTATTACAACATTGACTTCAGTGCCACAAGTTATTGGCAGAGCAAGGACCGGATGACAACTAAAGATCGGCTCGAGAACAAAGTCTTTTGGGTATTTGCAAAAAACGGGATCGAGCATGAGATCTACAAAGCAGTAACAAAAAAGAAAGACTATACAATTAACCACTTTAAAAAAGATTTTTATGAGCATTAAACTATTTAAGATCCACAGATGGTATGATTATGAAATAACAGCCGATGTGCACATTGGAGAAAACATTCATGAGAATGAATACCCAACCGAAGTAATACGAATACACCATACATTTTTTTTTAAGTCGAAGTGTAAACAGAGAGTAATGCTAAGGTTACTTATATGGTGGTCAATCAAACATTATTTTAAAACTTTATTCAAATCAAATGGAAACGAGAACAATTAATCAGGTTAAGCTATACATATTAACCATGAACCCTATGACGGGACGAACTGAAGATGGTCAGATCACAGCTATATCCTATAGCAAGCAAGCACTAATTGATTTTTATAATCGTGAGTCTGTAGAAAATTATATGGATAGGACTTGGTCAAAGTCATTCAGGAAAGGCAGTTTACTTGAGTGGTTCAACCCTCTATACTCTTTTGATATTGGGCATTATGGACATGGTATTAAAGGGACTTGGATGGATACAGACAGTGTTGAAAATATCAGAGGATTATATTATTGGGTGTAAAAAATATCAGTAAAGATGGCAACGAAAGCAAACAAAATAGAAGATTTTAAAATCACAAAAATAGGACGGAAAACTTATGAGGTTACTTATACTTCACCAACTACGGGGAAGTCTTGGACTCAGACCACAGATGATCACGACCTAATACAGAACATATTAAATGGGCATTCAGTAATCATTGGTTTAAGAAAGTTAAAATTTATTTGTAAAATAAATTGATGGCATGACAGAACAACAGGTTCAAACAAAGTTGATTAAAGAGTTAGAGAGTCAGGGATACTATGTTATCAAGTTGGTAAAGACTAATAAGAATGGTATCCCTGATCTAATCGCTATACCTAGCGGATCAGACGTAGAGTTTATAGAAGTAAAAGCATCAGGAGGAAAGACCTCTAAGCTACAGGATTACAGGATAAAAGAATTAATAAAGCATGGAGTTAAAGCAACAGTGTTCTTCGGACCAAAAGATTGAAGTGATAAAAGATATAGTTCAAGAGGTGATGAAAGTAAATCTCCTTGATCGTAAGAGACATGCAAGGATCGTCGAGGCACGAATGATATTCTCATTAATGCTTAGAGAGAATGGCTTTACATACAAAGCTATTGGCCGGTACCTAAGAAGAGACCACAGCACAATCATGTACTACCATATCATAATCAAAGATCTTATGCAGGTTGATATGGGTATTGTTAAAAATTATACCAAATGTAAAGAGCAGTTTTTAATAAAAGAAGATTACTTAAATTTAGAGAATAATAAAGAGTACCTTCTTAGTGAGGTAAGTATGCTAAGGAATAAGGTTAAATTATTGGAGATGGATAATAGATGTTTAATTTCTGAAAAAGAAAATTTAATAAAAGAGTTTACCTTTGATAATAAAAATAGACTAACAAAAGTGTTCAAGTTTATAGATGATAATACACCCGACGGACGTGAGCATATTATTTACAGACGAATAAAGAAATGTTTTAATGGATGATAACATAAAAAAAGAAAATGAAAGAGCCTATCGTATAGGATTTATGACAGGTAACTTCCATAATGACATATCTTTTATTTACGAAACTTTAGTTGATCGTGAATACGAAGAATCTGTTATTAGGGTTAAGGCTCTAATGGTTGAATTAAGATACATAATAAAGCTTACACAGGAAGATGATTTTTGAAACAGAGCAAGATCTAATCCGAGAAAAAAAAGCTATCGAAACATTTGTTAAAGTATTCGGAGGAACATTCACGAAGCTAGGTCCATTCGATATAGACTACAAAGTATTTGATAAAAAAGGATCACTCATTGCATACGTTGAAGTAAAAGGCAGGCTAAAGACAATGGCCACAGCATACCCATTACCGGTATCATTAAGCAAGCTCAACAAGTTAATTGACAAGCGACTAAACCCTGTAATGATATGGTGTTGTGATGATGGTATCATATACGGTAAAGCATGCAGTCTCGTTGGAGAAATTCGCATGGGTGGAAGGCCGCCCCGAATCGGAGCGACCAATGACCGTGAGATGATGGCATATTTTGAAAAACAAAAGGAGTTTAAGTATGTTAGATTTACCTAGGGGATATACATATCATCCTTTATTTCCTTCCTTAACTTTTCTTTTTCCTTTCTGATTTCTTTCTTGATCAATTCAATATCATATAGAGATCCTCCCGGACCATATAGATCATTGTACATATTAGGGAAGTAAGTCTTCATATCTTCCTTACTCATCTTCTTTGTAGCAGGAGTAGCCACCTCAGCCTTCTCAAGATCTTTGTAAAGTTGTTTGTTTACAATCTTTCTCACGTCTTTATATAGTGGTATCATACCTAAGTTCCCAAGGATCTCAAGAGGTAGCCTAATTGATTTTTCTTTTTCTGAACGCTCGATTGCTTTCTGTTCTTTCTTATCAGGCTCCATCAATTTTCTGAACGCAAACTCCATTGTTTTAATTGAAGGACCAAATGGACCGAACATATTTATAAGCATATCAGCAAACGCAGCAGGCTTACCCTTTCTTTCCGGAGGCATGATCGTGTACTGTATTGCATCCTTATATGGATCATACTCTCCTTCTCTCAAGAAATCTAAGAAGTTCTCATTCATATACTCAACTCCTGTATTGATCACAGCCTTAGTAGCATTACCAAAGTCACGACCTAAAACTAATGACGTAAGTCCTGAAGCTAACGATTGACCAAACTTTTGAATCAAGCTCTTCTCATCATCGTCATCATCATTACCAACAAACATTCCAACAAGCACATTCGATAATGTACTCGATAGCAATGTGTACAATGTCATCCTTGTAGTAACAGCTGCAAGTAATGCAACACCCTGCTTCCTTGAGATTGATCCATTACCCATGGCTGCCATAACTCCCGTTCTTGCAGTGTTATATTCATATACCAAGAAAGTAGACATGAAGTTGTTGAACATATTGAAGAAGCGCAACATAGCAGTTTGGTTAGGCTTTGAAGATCCCTTCAATCTACCCATGAACGCATTGTCAGCAGCTCCGGTAAGAACAGTCTTCTCATCTGCTGTATTACGAGCCGCATCAAGAGCCTCCTTGTTTTCTGACATATACATTTCGTCATTAGCCGCTACCTTGTCAAAGTCAATCTCTTTACCTGTAAGTTTCTTGAACTCATTAGAGAATGCTCCAAACCACATCGGCCTCATTACCATCTTATCCGGTGTTGAGATCAATGAATCAGCCATAACTTCTACAACATTCTGATATTTCTTCAGCGATAGATTGTATATCTGTTGTATCTTATTGGCTACATCTGTATTGGCTCTACTTCCTTTTACTCCTACAGCTTGACTCATAATACTTGAATCAATTAGTCTACCACTCAAGGTATCATTAGGGAAGATCCGATTAGTCTGCTTGCTTTTCAAGTTGTTCATAATCGTAGAAGCATCTGCAGAAAATACTATACCTCTCAAGCCTACGCCTGCTTTGAAATCTTGAGGTGCAGCAATCATAGCAAATGCTACGTTAGATGAAAGCTCTGCAGCAAACCTTGGCAAGCTAGCAAGCACAGCACGGTACCCCTGCTTTGACATGAAGGTTGCAACCTGATCTCCAAATGATGATGAAGTAAAGTTGTTTGACAGTAAATTATCTACCGCTTCCTCAAATGCATTGTCAATGGCGTTAAAAATATCACGCTTTGTTTGATCTGATTTATCTTGTTTTTCTTTTTCTTTTTTACTTAAAGGATTTTGCTTTTGTCTTTCATCTCTTTCTTCTATTTTCTGATTCATTAATGCATCAGTCTCATTAAGAGTTTTACGGGCCGTTCTGATTGGCTCAGTAAGATAATAATCCATCAGAGTAAACTTGGCACCACGATTAGCAGAAGCAAAGACATCAAAGTTTAATGGAGTAATACCTACCTTCCGCTCAATTAAAGACTTAGCTTTAGTAGATGGCCTCAATGATTGGTTGTATTGGTCAATGAATGCAGCTCCACTGATAGACTCTTCAGGTTTATAGTCATGCAATACATTATGGTGGATATA